GGATGAAATTAAGGAAGGGAGAACACCTGAATTTACGATTATCGGCAAACTGGCTGACCCGGATGCACTGGGGGCGGAAAGAGTGGTGCTGAAGGGTGTGACCTTTACGGAGCTTACGCTGGCTGACTGGGCGGCAGAAACGATTGGAACGGTAACACAGCCTTTTACGTTCTACGATTATGAATTCATTGACCTGATTGAAGAGGAATAAGGAGGAAGCTATGAGTATTTTTGACAGACTTTTAGAAACAGATGCTGAGAAATTACAGGAGAAGGAAAAAACAGAGCTTAAAATCAAAAGATTATCGGATATTGTAGGAGAGCCTTTTGTAGTGACCTGTGCCGCACTGACGGAAGACCAGATGGTACATGTTTCTGAAATCAGCAAAGAGGGAGATTTCAGGGCAAATATTCTTCTGGAAAGCTGCCGTATCGAGGGAAGAAGGCTGAGCGACAAGGAATTGCTGAATAAGCTTGGTGTTGCAAGTGGGAAGGATGCCATTAAGGCATTGTTCAGCGCGGGAGAAATTTCTATCATTTACAGCACAATCAACCGTCTGAGTGGCTATGATGACGATGCGGTAACGGAAATAAAAAACTGATTCGGGCAGGGGATGCCAGAGCGGTTGTCGGATATACCATGTGGCGGCGTTTTGGCACCCTGCCATCTCAAATATACAAAATTCCGGAAAAAGAAATTGCAGTCATTCTTGCATACATGGAGCTTGAGCAGGAAAAAAGATAGATCCTGCTGTCTGACAATTGCGAAAAGAGAAATTGACAGCCCAAATATTCACATGTTATGATGTCGAAAAGGAGGGGATACCATGAAAAAATGGTTATGTATGGTTCTGTGTATTGGAATGATGTTTGGTGCTACTGGCTGCGGGGATACTGGAACCGGTACTGTTGAAAACAAAGAAGTGACGCTTTCATTACCTTATGGAGAAAGAACAGGAACTTATTCCGGAGACATGGTTGAAGGTGTGCCTGATGGACATGGCAAATTTGAAACGAAAAATGAGGCAGGAGAGACTTGGACGTATGAGGGAGATTTCTCCGCAGGTGTTTTTGAAGGGGAAGGGAAAACAACTTGGGAAGATGGAACAGTCCAGATAGGGACGTATCATGAAGGAGTTTGGCAGGCGACCGAATGGGGACTGCTTTTTGCAGCCGAATCTACAGATGCAATTACCGTTTCAGATGAAGCAAGCAGTTTTATAAAGGAAAATGCAGATTTCTTTCCATCTGACAGTGTTGAAAAATTTCAGGATAATGTAGACGAAAGCATTACATACAAGATGGTTATGAAAGAACCGGATAAATACGGCAATAAAATCATGAAAGCAAACGATTTATATGTAGTGCAGATAAACACATCGCAGATTTATAAAGATTGTGAAGATAAGTATACTTACGCAATCCTGTGCGATAATGACTTAAATATTTATCAAATTTACATGATGGGTGAATTGCCGAACATCTACGAAGGAGATACAATAAAAACAATGTATGGTACTCCTGTAGGGAACAACAGCTATGAATCATCAAATGGTGGATTCGTGAATTCCGTTGTGGTAGCACCATGCTGGATACAAAAGTAAGAAGGGATATAAGCGCCTGAGAAATCGGGTGCTTTTTTCATGCAAAAAAGAAGGAGGTGGACCATGGGAAACAGGGATGTAAGTGTTGTTTTCAAGGCGAGTGACCGATTATCGGACAGCCTGCATCAGATGAGGAAAGGCGTGCGTGGACTGGAAAGTGATGTGGAACATTACAAGAAGGTGCAGCAGCAGGTTTTCCAAGAAAAAGCGCAGGTCAAGCTAGACATTACGCAGGCAAAGCAAAGCATGAAGGAGCTTGAAAAAGCGGTCAGAAGCGGCTCTGACGGGGCAAGAGAGGCATTCCTTGCACAGCAGACGAAGCTGGAAAGCCTGAATAACGAATACAAACGGCTGACGAAGTTGCAAAGCGAGGCGTTGAAATCGGAAAGTCTAAATAACGAATACAAGGAGAAGATAAAGCAGCGGCGTGAAGCATTGGAAAGCCTGAATAACGAATACAAGGAGCAGGTAAAACTGCAAAAGGAGGTATTGCGGGGAGAGAAGGAATTCCAGACAACGATGTCAAGAAACAGCAATGCAAATGCAGGTGCAGGGTTGAGTGGTGCTGCCGGCATGATGAAGTCATTAGCGAAGGCAGGGCTTGGAAGTATGCTCGGCGGAGCAGTCGGAGATCTGATGGGAGGAATGACTACATCTGCCTTTGGCTCTACGGTTGGTGGTGCTATTGGCAGCATTGGCGGAAATGCGCTTTCCGGTGCGGCTATCGGGAGCATTGCAGGTCCGATTGGTACGGCGGTTGGTGCAGCGGTCGGCGGATTGACAGGTGCAATACAGGCATTGAATAACAGGCAGCAGCAGGCAGATGATTTATTCCGGAATGAGGTACAGAGCCTATATAACACTACAACAGCTGAAATGCAGGATAAAATATCAAATGGCAGTGCATACGCCGCAGAGCGTGAAAATTACAAGAGAAACTATGCCAGCATGACCGATGATGAAACGGGGAAAAAGCTATATGAAAGCATTATGAAATATGGCGATACAACTCCGTATGATACCTCTGTCATGCTTGGGAAGGGCATGGAAATGCTTTCCTACGGCATTGACAAGAAAAATGTGCCGGAATTTATGGATATTATCGGTAATATTGCCATGGGCGATGCGAACAAGTTTTCAGGACTATCCTATGCCATTTCTCAGAGCATGGCGGCAGGCAAGCTGAACGCGCAGGACAAAAACCAGATGGTAGGCTATGGCTTTAACCCCTTGGAATACGTTGCCAAGAATAAGGGTATTTCTATCGCAGAAGCATCAGAACTGATGAGCGATGGGAAGATTACGTCTGATATGCTGGTAGAGGCGCTGCGAACCGCTACGAGTGAAGGGGAACGATATCATGACGCAGTAAATGCCATGAGTGATACCTTCAGCGGCTTGCAGGGACAGCTGGAAAGTGCGAAAAAGAATATTGAGATTGCCATGGGTGAAGGCTACAACGAAGCCCGCAAAAAGGGAATGGAAAAGGAGATTGAAGCCTATAACGGAGACCTTGGCGAAAAGATGAAAAATGCTTACAGCATGGTCGGGGCGTATGAAGCGGAAATGGAGAACCAGTACCAGCAGAGCATTATAAATGCGATGCAGGATGCCACAAAACGCATTGAGGAAGAAGGCTTAACCGGCATTGAAGCGGAAAAGGTCATGTGGGAGGCAAAGACGCAGGCGGAAATTGATTACAAAAACAGCGAAGAATATCAGAAGAAATTGCAGGCAGAGAAATCACTGGTAGCAAATATACAATCTTCACTGACAGAAAGCGGTGAATATGTAAAATTCGGACAGGCAATGGCAGACCAGTTCTCCAAAGGCTGGCAGAGTGGAAGGCTAAGTAATGCTGCAAGCGATGTGAGGGCGCAAATCAGCAAGGAAGGCGTGTCTGGCTATATCAACAGCATTTTTGCAAATGCCTATAAGGGAACACCCGGCGGTGTCAGCAGTAGCAGAAAACACGCCGCAGGGCTGAAAAGAGTACCGTATGACGGATATGTAGCCGAACTGCACGAAGGCGAGCGTGTTCTGACAAGGGTTGAGGCAGATAAGAGAAGTGGCGGCAGTGTTACGATTGCAAAGCTGGCTGACCAGATTGTAGTACGGGAAGAAGCGGACATTGATAAGATTGCGCGGGCGTTGGTCAGAAATATGCAAAATATGCGAGAAAGCTTTGTAGGCGCATAAGGAGGGGAGAATATGTTTGAATTCTGGTTGAAAAATCAAATGAAGGGTACAAGCATGATGCTTCCTGTTACGCCGGACGGCTACGAAAACAGCTTTGGCAGAGAAATTGAGACAGTCAGAGCGACGGATAAGGGCGATATCAATGTGCTTGGAAAAACAAAG